TTTATGGTAAGAGTTCACAAGGTAAAACTACGTGTTGTGACCAAATTATCGATGCTTTGTTGATCAGTGCTGGATTAGATACTGATAAACAAAGGCGTGCTACAGTTAATGCTGGTGATAAATTTATGTCCAATTGGACATCAGATAAACTAGTTATGATTGTAGATGATGTTGGTAATACGAAAGCAGATTTTGTAGAACAATCACCTTTACGTTTATTGATTGATGTTGCTAATAATCAGATGGCATATGCTGCAAAGGCAGATTTGTCAGATAAGGGGAAAGTTTTTATATCTCCTGAGATTTTAGCAGTCACAACAAATGTAAAGAATTTGAATGCTTATCAATATTCAGCTAATCCATATTCAGTACAGCGTAGGTTTATTTGTATTACGGTAGAAGTACATCCTGATTTTAGGAATTGCAATGGAACATTGGATTCTGAGAAAGTTAAGGAATATCAGATGCGTGAAAATCCACAATTCGATGATATATGGCAATTGACAATAGAAGAAGCTGTTAAACCACATGAAGAAACATCTATAGCGACTTATCGTAAGATATTTTGGAATGGACAGTTTTTGGACAAAGTTAATTTCCAGACAGCATTGAATTATTTGATTGAAAATTTTCATAAGCATAGGGATATCCAACATCATTTGGTTGATACAGCGCGAGCACGCCAGAAGAAGTTGAATCTTTGTGGTATTGATGGTTGCAAGCAAATTAGTGGATTTTGTATTCATCATAAATGCTTGGATGCGCATTTTGGACTTTTACCAAGTATTACGAGTAGTTTTGGGTATTTGGGTAGTTCTTTAATAAATGATTTTAGATATGTGATGCAAGATTTTGACTCACTTAGTGGGAAGTTATTGCGTTATTATGGAAGATCATTAATGAAGAAGCATTCCTTTTATCCTTTAATACCTACAGATTGGCTTGGTAATAGATATGTTCGGCAATTGTTGATGCTTATCGATAATAGACGATTTAAGAAGTTAGCATTTAGATATCTGTTAATAACAGCTTTTTGTATCATTTCATTTTTGTATAGTGTATATATCTGCGTGTTTAATGAATGGAATGACGCTGTTTTTGGTATTACAATGTTACTTGCTTTGTTAGTTTATATTAGGATTTGTTCTTTTAATGAGTGTGTAAAACAATCTTTTATTGAATCCGTGTATAGGAGAAACGCTATATCACCAATGCTTGACGAGTATAGGAATATATTAGTCAAAGGAGCAATTGGTGTTAGTGTATCTTATGCGGCTGTGTATGGAATTGTTAAGATTTTGCGCACTTTTAAGAAAGAACTTAAACCTATATTGAGCCAAGGATCATTGGCGCCGACGACTATTGAGGATGTACAACAACGAGATTCTGAGGAAAGCCCATGGTGTGATATTGTTAAGAGGCATTTACCAATTTGTAAGAAAGCACAGACATCCACCTGTAATGATTTGACAAACAATGTGTTGAAGAATTTAACATATGTTAAGATTACGGGACCAGATGGTAAAGCTTATTTTGCAAATTCATTGTTTTTACGATCAAACGTTGCAGTAATACCAAAGCATTATTTTGATCGTATTGGTGATAGCCTTCTGTGTGAATTTAGGAAGAAATTGCCCAAACAAAATGGGGGTAAGTTCTTTGCCGAAATTGATTTGAAATATTCATACCATGTACCACTTACTGATTTAGTTATTTGTTATGTTGGCTCTGGAGGTTCTTTTAAAAATTTGACTGATTATTTTCCTATGGATACAATGCGTGCTGTGCCGTTTAAATGGTTATGGCGCGATGAAACAGGAGAAATAACAGATAGTGTAGGAAGAACACATCCAGAAAGAGTTAAGACAACAAATTTTTACTATGATGGTGGTACATACGATTTGACGATACCAACGAAGTTTGGACATTGTGGGGCACCTTTAGTATCTAATACACGAGGTAATTGTATTGTGGGGTTCCATTTAGGTGGAGTCACTGGTACACCTCGTGGTGGTTATGGTATTCTGAAAAGACAACAAATTCTTGAAGCTTTGGAAGTTTTAAGCAGGCAAGAAGGTGTTGTTTTGACAGGTACGGCAGAAAAGTTTGAAACAGAAGTACTTGGTACACAAGTATTGGATGAACAAGCTGCTTTGCCTGTAAAGAGTGCCCTTAATTACATGCCAGAAGAATCTCAAGTTGAGTACTATGGACGCTGTGGTCCGACATCCACTTTCAAGAGTGATGTTGCAAAATTGCCAATTTCAGATACAATTGCAGAGATTTGTGGGGCCCCTAATATATATAGGGGCCCTGTTGAGAGTCCTGCTTGGTTTGGTTGGCAAAAATGTTTGGAGGGGATGTCGCATCCCGCTCTACCATTTAAGCAACATATACTTGCGAAAGCCATTTTGGATTATAAATTACCATTAATTAAGATTATTAGGAGTACAATGTGGAATGATTGTGCTCCTTTGACACTGGAAGAAAATATGAATGGAATTCCAGGTAAAAGATTTATTGATGGTATTAAAATGGACACAGCAATAGGG